GCGAATCCTGTTCTCTACGGTGTTAACACCAAGGTCAGCGTGTTCACCAGTAAAAATTCGAGCATCTCTACCGTGTTTTTCTTGGTGTCTCTGTAAGAACTGTAGTTTCTGCTCTGCTGCTGCAATTTCGTTGTCGGTACCAGTTACAGCTTTTTCTGCCTGACGCTTCTCTCTTTCAGCAGTTGCCATCTCATTTTCTAGACCAAGCACATTAGCAAAGGCACCAAGATTGTCAGCAGCACCCTGCATCAACTCCATACCACCATTAATCCAACCCTGAAGAGTCTCCAGGGCAGCCTTGACCCAAGGAGAGTTCAGCATATCAATCATACCCTGAACTGCTGAGTCAGCAATGGGTTTCAAGAAGTCTCCGATCATAACGAAGACTGGTACCATCTCATCCCAGAGATTAACGAATGCGTCTACAACAGGAGAGATATATGCCTGAAATGCTGGCAAAGCAATCTCTAAGAAGAAATTCTTGAGAGGTTCTAGAATGGGTGTGATGCTATCGCCAATGAAAGCACCAATCTTCTCGCCCAGGAATGATCCTAGAAATTGTCCGACAATGGGACCAAGCGGACCCAGGATAGGTGTCAGCAGAGCAGACATCGCAAGACCACCGACGACAGCACCTACACCTGCACCTACGGCAGTCTCTACCTTCTCACCCTCTGCCAGTCTAGTAGCAGTTGACGCAACACCAGCAATGACAGAGATACCACCACCTTTGAGGAATTTACCACCACCTTTGAGGAATTTACCAGCGCCTGCCTTGAGTCCCTTCATCCTACGGATGTGGGCAATGCGTCTTGCTCTTGCTCTTACTGCCTGCTTGTGCAATTGCTTGGGCGATGAGTTCTTTCTCATCGCGTTTCCCAAGAACCTGGTCAGTCTAAAAGCATCACCAATAAGTTTCCAGGGTTTTAATATTCTATCTGCTACCACCAGCGCGGCGAGACCACCTACTATCTTCAGTGCCCCCATCAGGAGACTCTCTTCCCCGAAGGCACCCAGTAAAAGGTTGACTGAGGTCTGCACTACGCTCCACAACGTAGACACCCAAGCAGTAATTATCTTTATACCTGTCTTAATTATACCTTTATTCTTTGGATCGCTGAGAAAATCTAATACAAACCAAGTTGCAACAGACTTCACCAACCACATAAATGGTCCAAGCAACTTCTCCAACCAGGTAAGTTTCATCCCAGTTGGCGGTGCCTTAGCACCTTTATCTAAGTCCTTATCCTTTACTCTACCTTTCTCTATTCTATCTTCTAGTGCTTTATCTTTCTTCAGTTGCTGTTGCTGAGCAGTTACTCCACCAGTCAGTAGTTGTTGACTAAGTGCCATTTGACTGGCAAGGATGTTACCAATATCTTCCACAACAAAACCCATCCTAGTCACTGCTGTCGTCATCGCAGCAATAGGATTAGAGGTACCGCCTCCCGTCTTTGGAGGGAGGAAGGATCTAATTTTTACGGGTTTTGTTGTTGCCATTAAAGTGACTGACCTTTGGACGCTGCCCTTTGACGGGACTCTTCTTCACGTAAATGACGAATCAGCATATTAACGTACACGTCCCGCTCCCACGGCATCATATTCTCCAACTCAGTTAGACTGTATTTGTGATGTTGCATCAATGCAAAGTTCACTTCAAACAGATTGATCAGAGAATCGTGGGCGAGGGCTACGCGAAAAAAGCTGCCATCCCCTCAAGAACGACTTCACTCTTCACTTCGGTCTTCGGATTGAACACCTCAATAGTATGTCTAAGTTTAGGCATACTCTCAAAGAAACCTTGTACCTTCTGGAACTGAGTAGAGTTCATACCTTCAAAGAACTCAATGAGTTCTGCTTTCTTGTATGCTTTTGCGTCTTCAATCTCTTCGCCATTGGCAATTTGATCTACGCAGTCAGCAGCAAGTTGGAAGATGTCTTCTAAACCAGGGTTCTCAGAGAGGTTAGTCTTAACAAAGGTATCAATAGAAGGATACTTCATAACCAAGGTAACATCGTCAGTGATCTTGACTTTGTTAGTGTGTTCATCAGGTACCTGTACTTCAACCTCGTCAAGGTTTACTTCAACGTCAACCTGAGTTTCACCATCGTCAGGGCAAGTGAGTTTGAACTCACTAACTTCACCGACAGACTTAGCACGAATCTTCAGGAACAGATATTCAATATCAAAGGTAGCAAGGGTGTCTACCTTCTTCACACTGGTACAATTTTTGATAATCTCTTTGACTGCTTTGACCATCTCTTTCTGGTCGCCAGTTTCCATTGCAATGTAAAGCAACTTCTCTTCGCGAACCAGGAAAGGACGGTACGTTACCTTCTGACCGAAGGGCAGTACACATTCATACTCAGGCACCACCAGCGTGGGCAAAGGCATAGGCATAATTTTAAGACCAATTCAGTTGTAACTATTTAGAGACTATCTGAAGATGCTACTCAGACTATCAGCAACGTCAGAAATAGCATTGATAGTTCTATCAACTCCAGCAAGAGTGTTGTTGATGTTATTAAAAATGTTGTTAGATGTTGATGGTGCTCCACCAACAGGTTGGTTGAACAAGTCTGGTGCTGCACCCTCGGTGATAATATCTTCTGTCCAATCACCTTGGCTCTTAATGTAAGTACCCATACGGAAACGTTCAACATAGAACTGAACATCCAACCTCATCAGGCTTGTCTGTTCATTGTTGAATGTCATTGCACCAACATTGTATGGGAAGCATCCAACTGCTCTCCATTGTGCTGTAATCTTATTGTGTCTGATGTTTTGAACACCACGATCAGCATCATAAGTTCTGGTCACTAGGTTGGATCCAGGTTCCCACTTATTAATGATGATGTCAGTCACATAGTTGTCATAGAAGAGACTTCTGTTCTCAGTGTCCCTAGAGATTGTGTTGATCCATCTTTCAAAGAACGATCTGTGCCACTGATTCTTAGTGACAAGGAACGAGATCGTAAGTTCTTGAGGAGTTTGTTGCGTTGCATATCTTCTCATCGAACCGAAGTTGGTAACCTCACCTGTCATCAGGTTACGAGAGGGAACCTGCACACTATCAGCAAAATAATCGATTGCTTCAAACACACCCTGCGGACCACCGTATTCCCAAATGATCTCGCGTGCAAATTGGGGAATGCCCATCTGCACACTAAACATATTGGAGCGAGATGGTTCATACTGACCAGTCGCAACCAGGTTCTTAAATCTTGTGAATGAGATTGACATTAAGCAAACCGATAGACTAATTGAGATGGAACATCTATGTTCCTGCCGTTCACTGTACTTACAAACTGTTCACAGGGTATCAAACCCACATCAGACCACTCAGAAATCGGCACGTCGAATGTAGGAGAGAGTACATTAGAGCGTAAGTATTTATGGTAAGTAACGGGGGGTATGTCAAGTACACCTCCCTGTAGGGACTCACCCAGCCCTGAACGTCCTGCTGGTGGTAGGTAATGAAGGTTTGCACCCCAGAATCTAGTGCCATCTTCACCTAGCACATACACTAGAGGATATCTATCCCAGAACTGCATCCTCTCACCATAGGTAGCATTGTACCTAAAGAAGATCATCTTCCCGACCTGAGGGGTACCTGCTTGTAATGCGTACTGAAAGTTACTACGCCACCACTCTTTTTTCTGAGCCTTACCTTCAGATAGATCTCGGATGTCTTCAAACAGACTCATACTAGCAATTCCTTTTCTGTGAGGACCATAAACTTCATTTTTCTGTCATCACAATACTCTCTTGCTGCTTTCCACTTCGCCTGATTGACAGCATAGGTTTTGATTTCATTCAAGTAAGTCTTAGTTACCTTAGACTTTTTCTTGGGTTCTCTAGTCTGCGCGAGCGGTTTAACTTCGATAATGAACTTCTCAGTCCTTCCGTTCCTGGTCCGTGCTCGGACGTAGAAGTCTGGAAAATAGCGATGAACCCTACTATCAATAGGACTAACGTAGGGGATAATAATTTCTTCACTGCCCCACTCAACGACGTTTTCATTTCGATCACACCATACCATAAGTTTTCGTTCCCACAAAGACCTATAAATAATGTTTGTAGGATCACCTTTGTATTTGCCTGGGTTACTGGGTTTGAACTTTCCTGAATAACTTTTCTGAGGCATATGGCAGAAGCTCCATTAGTATATCCCCGTTCAATCCCTACCCAGGTGCGGGCAGGTGACTCTTCATCGTCTAGTATCAGAGACTTCGATAGCTTTGGTACTAAGGTTGTTGACTACCTGAAGATCAAAGTATATCGAAGTGCCGAAGGGAACCCATACTCCTATATGGGAGGTCAAGGTTCATCTACTGAGGGTGCTCTTTATAAAACTATTTATTTATATCTACCTCAGGGTTTGAAAGAAGAGTATGGTGCACAGTATAACAGAGCTGCACTAGGTGCTGGTGGTCTTGGTGCCATCAAAGCAGCCAGCACGATTGCAGGCAAAGGTGCCAACAAACCAGAAGACTTGACAAACATCATTCAAACGACCGCAGGTTCAATGAAACCAGAAGCGGTTATGAATGCTGTTGCTGCTGCTGTAGGCACTGTTAACTCTGCCGTTGGTCTTGGTAGCAGTGTTGATGCTAACACCCTTGCTGCTCTGACCACCAAGAAGATCTTCAACCCGTACGAAGAGACGACATTCAGAGGTACAAACTATAGGTCACACCAATTCAACTTCAAGTGTCAACCAAGAAACGCAAAGGAGTCTGAAGAACTATACAAAATCATCCACTGCTTGCGTCTTGCAATGCTGCCAGGTATGAATGATGGTACAGAAGAAGAATTCTTCCAACAATCAGGATTCAATGCAGGAATTGCAGGTGTTGTAGGGAACGCTGCAGAGACTGCTGCTGGTAGTGGTAGATGGTTGACTATCCCAGACTACTTCCGTATTGAAGTCATTCGTGTTGAGGGTAAACCCAGTGACTCTGGAGACCTTGAGGTTACTGCAGGTCAACCCAATGCACTCAAAAGAATTATGCGCTTCCCTGTGAAGATGGTGTTGACTAATATGAGTGTTGACCTGACACCAGATGGTCCCTACAACTCACTAAAGGATGCTCTTGATAGTGCTATTGATTATGGTCCTGCAGCATTCAACCTGTCACTCTCCTTCGACGAGACTGCATTCCTCACTAAAGAATCATTCAGCGGATTTTAATGGCATACTTCAAATATCTACCTAAGGTTTACATTCGTAACAAGGCTGCCCTTGCTGGTCAGCAACCTTACGAACTTGCAGTAAACATCTTCCGCAGAATCAAAATTCGGGATAGTCTGCAGGGTGCTCTGTTGGGTTTCACTCAACTAGAAATTCCTGAAGGTGTACGACCAGATCAAATCGCATACGATTACTATAAAGATCCTGGTCTTGATTGGGTTATTCTTCTAGTCAACAACATCATCAACGTCAATGAAGATTGGCCGATGAACAGAGAAGAACTTAGGGCATATGTTCAGGACAAGTATGATTCTATTGAAGGAATCAAACACTACGAAACTAAGGAACAAAAACTTCCTGACGGTACTATCCTTCTTCCTGAAGGACTACAGGTAGATGAGGAGTTCCAGTATATCAAAGCAGATGGTAGCATTGTTCCCAAGTCAGAGTCCAGATCACCCATTTCATATTACCAATATGAAAGCAATGTTAATGAACTAAAAAGAAATATCTATCTACTTCGTCCTCTGTACATCAACGACTTTATTGCAGAGTTCAAAGCACTATGTCAGTATCTGCCCCACGCAGAAGTTGATGAAGCTGGAAACAAAAAGACCCCCGTCACACTGGCGGAGGAGTTCATTGGTCTTCCCAGATATAACAAACCAAGACAGTCTTCTGCGTCTACTGGTTCTGCTTCTGGTGGTGGTTCTTCTACTGCACTGATCACATCTACTGGTACCAGTGCTGCTGCTGTTGGTACTGCTGGTACTGCTGCTGTGATCACAACTACAAGTTCCACAGCAACCACAAGCACATCAACATCTACAAGTACATCCACATCAACTTCCAGTACATCTGGATCTAGCAGTGGCAGCAGTGGCAGCACTTACACAGGTAGTGGTGGGTAC